TCGATGTAAATGAAGTCGAAGGATTCATCAGCAAGGAACTCCAAGGCTTTGTCCGAGTAGTCCTTAATGATGTCAACCCGGTCAACGTATGGCTTCAATCGCTCAAATGCAATGTATTCATGGCCTTTCATTGTGTTTCCATCAATGAAACCCCACCAATCTTGATAACCCTCGAACGGGTCAATAGCCGTTAGGTGTAGGTTCGGGAACTTGTCAAGAAGCCTCTCGGAATTGTGGGCTTCCCATACGCCTATCTCGATTCCCTTGATAGGTCGGTCGGTTGGGATGTGTTGGTACATGGTTAGAAGGTTATGATGAATTTTTCAGGTGAAGGCCATCCGGGATTGGTGTCGTGGACCTTGGTGTCGGGTTTCTTGCCAATCCAATGTTCGGCCTGCCAGCGTTGCTTGCGTTCCGGCTCACCCAGTTCCTTGATGTGGGACGACTTGGCCCACCAATAAGTACCGCCAAAGTACGGGTAGCCGTCGGGGTTGTTGTGGTCCGCCATGTGAGGGAACTGCTCCTTGGTAATCCAATGGCATCCCACCGCATCCACCCCTTCGAGCAGTTGCAGGCAGCGTTCCCAAGCCACGACGTTGAAGAAAGTCATAGACCTGTTCCAAAGTTGGTTGATGAGGGACGGGTCGCTTGCCCCCTTCGTGTGGGCGTACAGGTACACGGCTTCCTCTTCCTGCGAGGCCCGGTACATTTCAGTCAGCGTCGCCTGCTCCCAAGCATTGGTCCGGGTTACTACGACCTTGACCTTGTCGGCAACCATCGAGTTCTCCAGCACCTCCTTGACCGCTTTGCGTTGTTCGGGTGGACCGACGATGCCTACACGAATCTCATCCAAGACCCCGATAAGGCCGTAGTTGCAAACCGCCATCATGTGCTGGTTGAGTATCAACTGCCAATTCCCTCCGCAGTAGATGTGGTAGTAGTGGATGACTTTCATAAGGTCCAAAGGAGGGTTAGAAGGGTGAGGATGAAGAAAACGGCTGCAAGCGTCTTCCCGATTTCGATGAGCAGGTCAAGGATGCGTTCGGGGTTCATCTCTCTGCAATGCGTTCCTTTTCAACAAACTCCTCTGGCGCATACTTCTTGCCAACGCCAATCGGGTCTTTGGTGTATGCCACAAGTTCTGCCATCGCTTCCTCAACGCTCTCAAAGGCAATTCCTTTGCATCCAACTCTAACCACGCATCCTCGGTCAAAAAACTTGATTTCAATATCCCAGTTTTTCAGTTGTCTAATTTGGTCCTGTGTCATTGTTTAGGGGTTTAGTACTGCAAAGTTACACCACAACATACTTCCCTGAGTTGCTTACTCTTAACTTGTTAAGGGCCACATACCGCATCGCATCGCATGCGTGGTTGAACGAGTCAATCGGGACCCCCGTGTTCTTGCCTTCCTTGTCGGTGGCCCAAGTGTAGGACCGCAGTTCCTTGATGAGGTTGGTCGAGTCCTTGGTTACCTGCAATTTAAAGCGTTTCAGGATGTCTATCCCGTTCCGAACCGAGTCGGGACCCTTCTCCGCTGGCTTGATGTTGAAACCTAACCGATAGATTTCCTCGATGCTCTTGGGTTCTGCTGAATCCGCCACGATTTCCCAAGCCCTTGTGATGCCGAGCGACCGCAACTTGTCTGCGATGTCTTGGTTCGTGAGGCCCGTGGAGTACAGTAGTTCCTGAATCAGCAGGCAGTCCCCTTGGCGGTAGATAGCGACCAAGGCCGTAGGGTCGTTGCTAAAGCCCCAGTCAAGCCCAAGGGCGACGAATTTGGCTCGGCTGACATCGATACCCTCCACCACCTCGAAGTCCTCGTAGATAGCACCCTGAAGCGTCCCGACCTGACCGAGGCCGTACACCTTCCACCAGTTAGCCCAATAGGCAGAGGTTTCGGCTTTGGTCTTGGCCTTCTCAATCTCTCGGATGATGGCAGGGTCAAGGGCTTGGTTGTCCTTGTAGGTAACGAGCAGGAACTCGGCATCGGGGTCATTCATCAATTCGGTATGCGCCCAAAACTCTCGGACTGGATTGTAGTCAATGTAGATGGCGGTCCTTGTCCTGATTGCCAGTTGGTGATAGGCTTCCCATGCGATGTTGTTCGCCTCGTTCATAAATAGCACGTCCCTCCTTGCCCCTCGCATCTTGTCGCTCTGGTCAGCGGAAAAAAACTCGATGTAGGAGCCATGCGGGAAGTCGTATCGGAGCAGCGTTCGGTTGTATAGTTCCTCTTGGTAAAGTCCTGTCATGTTGAGCATCTTAAGAAAGTCCTTGAGCGCACCCCTGCGAAGGTGGGGGATGGATTCGGAAACTACGGATATTTCAAGCGGTCCGCATTCGGGATTGGCTGCATAGGAGTAGAGCAGGGACAGGATGGCAAAGGTCTTGCCTGCCGATGAACCGCCTTGGACTATTCGGACTCTCTTGCGGAATCCATCAATCTTGATTGCCGTTGTGGTTGGTGTCAACTTGTAGTTTTACGCCCTGCCAAATTGGTTGAGGCGATATGGTTGCAGCGACCTCCTGCTTGGGCTGACCGTACACCCGTGAGAGCAGCGTTTCCATGGAGTAGAGCGTTCCCTTTTCGATGGACTTGCGGATGGCCGAGGCGATTGTCTTTTCGAGGACCGTTGCCGTTGGGTTGTCCCAAACCGCCTTGACTTCCTCCAAGGTCATGGCCATCATATTTTGGATGGTGTCGTTGATTTCGGACCGCTTGTAGCCTTGGTCAACCAAGGTGCTGACGTACTTGCGTGGACGACCATTGGGGTTGCCTGACTCTCCCTTCTTGAATTGGTTGATATGTTCGTTGGGTATTGGCATAGCCTGTTATTCGCCTGTTTTGTACGGCAGTCCGTTCCTCTTGACTTCCAAGGCCGGGTCGAGTTTAAGCATCCTATCCACGATGACTTGGCAGTACTTCGGGTCAATTTCGATGGCCCTTGCTTTTCTTTCAATTTGATGACAACAAACAAGTGTCGTTCCGCTTCCTCCAAACATCTCTAAAACAATGCTCCCAATTTCAGTCATTGGCTCAATAATACTTTGAAATAATTTGACGGGTTTTGGGCAGGAATGCAGTTTTCTTAATCCCTCTTCCCTGTCCGTCATTATTTCCATGCAATCTGTTGAATAAAACTTGTTTTTAGGCTTATCTCCTAACAACAATATCGGCTCCGTAACCATAGCCTTATAAAAAGAACCACGAGAAAGGCCGAATTTTTTGTACCAAATCAGATACTCTTTGTAATCAGGTCTTTGGTTGTATATTTTTTCATTGGCTTTACCCGGAGTGATTGCAATTACCTTTGAATAAATTAAAGCATTATTTGTGTATGATTGGCAAAAATCGTGATATTCTTTTTCCGTTTTATTGTCCTTGTGGGAATTGTATTCATAGCCAACATTATAAGGAGGGTCAGCAATAGCAAAATCCGCTTTTTGACCTTGCATCAACTTCGCAACGGCATCGCTATCCGTTGAATCCCCACAAAGCAAACGATGCGGACCAATCTCGAACAAGTCGCCCAGCACGATGTCGGTCTGAACTTGGTCGGGCATCTCGTAGTCATCTTCCTCCGCTTCCAGTTCCTTGGCGTTGTCAAAGTCGGGTAGGTCAAGACCCCACTCTTGCAGTTCCTCGGTATCCCATTCATTCGCAAGCATCTCCCAATCCCATTCCCCTCCGCTTACGTTGTCCTTGATGATAAACTGCCTTTGCTTGTCCTCTTCCCAATCCACGACTTGAATCGGCACGTCCTTCCATCCAGCCTCACGCATGGCTTTGAGCCTCATGTTGCCTCCAAGCACGACCATATCGGTATTAACCACAACAGGACGAACCTCGGCCATTTCAGGCAGGTCCTTGATGGACTGCACAAGTTTCTTGAACTTGTCGTCCTTGATGACCCTTGGGTTGTTCGGGTTGTTCTTGATTGTGCCTATGGGTACTCGTTGCATTAGTATTCGATTTTGTCGATTAGGTCGCTTATCTTGTTCACGATTTTCATTTTCACTTCGTACTGGTTCGGGGCATTAGAATCGTCCACCGCTCCGATGCAGTCGCAGAGGGTCGTTATGACCATCATCAGCGAATCCATCCGAGCCTGCACTTGGGCTTCGTCATCCTTCGCCTTCGAGTTCGCCAAGTTCTCGGAGTTTATTTCTTGACCATGAGAGAGCCGACTTGCCACCCCAAAGGAGGTAAGAGATGTAACCGCAGTCCGAGGTGTCGTCTGCATTGTCGTAGTAGGTTTCGGCCCTTGACAGGTAGGAGTGCATCCGCTTGATGGTTTCGACCGAGATGGCTTCCCCGTTGGCTAACTGCTGCGCCCTGACCTTGCCTGTTTGGGTAGCACACTTGTTCCCGTTCCGCTCGTTGAGTTCTATCCCTCGCTTGGCATTGTTCCTGATGCCTTCCCCATAGTCCGAATA